GACAACCAGCCGGGTTGATAAGAATTGGCAGATCGTTTATATTGATACTTTAAAACACGAAGACTCGTTGTTGGAAGAGTTATTAGAATCGGATAAATGGGATAGCTTGAGATTAGAGGCTTGTGATGATGATCTTAATCCGATGGCTCCTGAATTTATGCCGAAGAAGGATATTCTTGAGGAATATGATTATCATAAAGCTCATGGGGTTCTAGATGTCTTCTATCGGGAATTCCGAAACATTCCGATTTCAACGGAAGATGCTGTTTTTAAAGCTGAATATTTTAAGTATTTTAAAGAAGATGGCGATCGTATTGTGGTTCATAGTAAGAAAGATGGTGAAGATAACAAACCGGAATTGATTCAATCTAAAAGATTAATTAATGTTGTTCTATGTGATCCAGCTAAAACGGTAAAGATTCATTCTGCCGAAACAGCTATTGGAACAATCGGAGTTGATAGAGAAAGCCGTAAGATATTCGTCCGGGAAGTTGTTTCTGCTAGAATGTATCCGGATGAGATATATGAAGAAATGTTTAAACAAGTCAAGATGTTTAATGCTATGATTCTGGGCGTTGAAGTTACATCTTTACATTCTTTTATTTCTCAACCGATTGAGAATGAGATGAGAGTAAGAGGAATATTTCCTATCTATTTAGAATTAAAAGCTGTTGGGAAGAAAGAAGATCGGGTTGCGACTCTTGCTCCGCATTACAAACTTGGTTATATGTATCATAATAAGAATTGTTGCCAGAAGTTAGAATCTCAATTACTTGGTTTTCCGAGATCTAAATATTGGGACGTTATGGATATGTTGTCTTATATTACCAAGACTATGGATGAAATGGCTTGGTATTTTGATCCGGAAGATATGGATGAATCTAATATTGAAAAGGAATATGAAGAGCTAGAAGACGACGATGCGATGGATTTAGATGGCATGGGCGGAATTTGGCAAGGAAATTACGTATAGGAGATATTAAATGCCTTACATGGTTGGAGAGAAAGTTCATCAGACGGTGAGTTTTACAGATGTTAAACACGATTATGATTATCCGGATGGGTTAGATCTTAGACCCGGATCGGATCTTCATAAGAAATTAAAAGATAAAATTCACCAAAGAGCTGTTGTAGCTGGTGGAGTCATATCTGGTAGATTTGATTCTTGGAATCAGATAGATCGTGTCTTGACGACTTATATTGATCTGGATGAGAAAGAAAAGGTCATAAAAGCTAAAGACGAAAGAAAGCCGGTTTCAATAGTGTTTCCGTATTCTACAGCCATAATGGAGGCTGTTTTAAGCTACTTGGTCGGAGCATTTTTCCAAGAACCGATATTCCGATATGAAGGTGTTGGACCGGAAGATATTATTGGTTCTATCATGTTAGAAAAATGTGTTGACCTTCAATGTAATAAAGCTAAGATTCCGTTGAATCTTCATACTATGTTTAGAGACGGGTTGGCTTACGGTTTGGGAGCTGTTACGCCAGCATGGTATCAGAAGTGGGGATTTAGGACGGTTAAGAAAGAGACGGGTTTTATAAGTTCCATAACCGGAATGTTCAAAGGTTCTGGTTTTGAGAAAGATGTAGAAGAAATGCTATTATTTGAGGGTAATAAGCTTTCTAATATTGACCCTTATTTGATGTTGCCTGATCCGAATGTTTCTATTCATGATGTTCAAGATGGAGAGTTTTTTGGTTGGGTTGATAAGACAAATTATATGGATCTTCTTTCAGAAGAAAGAGATAATGAAGATTTATTTAACGTTAAATATGTTAAATCTGTTCATAATAAAAGAACAAGTATTTTTGGAGAAGATAAGAGCGAAAGGAACACGAAGATAAGTGGTCGGATTAGTCAATATACATTAAGCGGATCGTCCGGGATTGTGACGAAAGATACTATGGTTACTACGCCCGTTGACGTTGTGAATATGTATGTTAAGATCATTCCAAAAGAATGGGGAGTTGGAGATGGAGAATATCCAGAAAAGTGGTTCTTTGCTTTGGCGGCGGATGATGTTATTATCCGGGCTCAACCTCTTGATCTTGATCACGATTTATTTCCTGTAGCTGTCTGTGCTCCGGATTTTGATGGCTATTCAACAACACCTATTTCTAGATTGGAGAAACTATATGGTCTACAAGGTACTCTGGATTGGCTCTTTAATATGCATGTGGCTAATGTACGTAAGGCTATTAACGATATGTTTATTTATGATCCCTATCTTGTTAATTCGAATGATCTTAAGAAGCCTGGACCTGGTAAGCTCATACGTATGCGAAGACCGGCATGGGGTAGAGGTGTAAAAGATGCCGTAATGCAATTAAGCGTTAACGATGTTACTCGGCAACATATAGCCGATTCTGGTTGGATCGTGCAGTGGATGCAGAAGATTGGTGGGGCAGATGAATCTTCTGTAATGGGCAGCTTGCGTCAAGGGGGACCTGAAAGACTTTCCGCAAAAGAATTTCAGGGTACGCAACAAGCAGCTTTTTCCAAGCTTTCAAGGATGGCAAGAGTAGTAGGTCTCCAAGCTATGCAGGATATCGGCTATATGTTTGCTTCTCATACTCAGCAATTAATGGAGAATGAAGTATATGTAAAGATGGCTGGGAGATGGCAAGAAACGTTATTGAAAGAATTTGGATACGATCAGATTAAGAAAGATAAAGGAAGAATGGTTGTTTCTCCGTTTGATCTTCTTGTTGATTACGATGTTAAGGTCAGAGATGGTTCGGTTCCAGGTGGGAATAATTCTGAATTCTGGATAAGAACATTTGATATCTTATCTTCTAATCCCGAATTAGCTCAGAAATTCGATGTGGTTCGGATCTTTAAACATATGGCTAGAAATGAAGGAGCCAAGAATGTAGACGAATTTGTTCGGATAAATGTTGAATCAGATGAGAATGTTATAGGAGGAGCGGAAGCTGGTAATGTTGTTCCTATGGAAGGAGGTGTGGCATGACAGAGTATGTTTCTAGTGCATATCATTTTCGTGAGCTTCTTAGCTCCGTTGCTTGGACAGATATGAAAGCAGAAATAATAGATATGTTAGAGCATGTAAAAGAAGATTTAACGACATGTAGAAGCCGAATTGAAATCTATAAATATCAAGGTCGGGCAGATGCTTTAAAAGCTATGTTGCTTATGCCTAGTTTGATATTAGAGGCTTTGGAGGAAAAGAGTACTTATTCTGAGGAAGATGACATTGACGATGTTTTAGAGGAGGGTATTTAACATGGATAATGAATTAGACGTTGGAAAAGAAATCGATGAGATGCTAGATGGCATTGGTTCTGCAAAGGTAGAAGAGGAAGATGCAGAAGCCAAAGCTATTGAAGGTGAAGGCGGTGAAGATGATGATTCCGAGACCGACGAGGAGGGAGAAGAGAGCGAGAAAAGATCGGAGGAGGAAGAAGATACAGGAATTGAGGACGAAGAGGATGATAAAGGAGACAAGGAAGAAGAAGAGGAGGATATTGAGGAGGAAATAGAGGAAGAGGAAATTGAAGATGATACACCCTCAATAGAAGATCTTCTTGAACAAAACAGAATTTTAATGAAGCGGGTTGAGGAGCTATCGGTTGAAAAACCTGCTGTTGAGGCTGATGAGGAGGAAGTAAAAGATGTTTTAAAGGACTTTCTTAAAGATGGTGAAGATATAGATGATGTTGTTTCTGATCCGAAGCACTTCGGAGAGGTTCTAAATAGGGTTAAGGCTCAAGCGGTTCTGGAAGCAAAAGAAGAAATGATGGGAGCTATTCCACCTTATGTCATTGATCAGATTCATCAACAGAAGGTTCTTGGAGAGGCTATTGAAGAATTTTATGTAGCCAATGAAGATCTAAGATCAGTCCGGAGAACGGTCGGAGCTATTACAGGTGAAGTTGTAGCCGAACATTCGGATTGGGAATTAGGCAAGATTTTTGATGAGGTTGCTAAGCGGACGAGAAACATGCTTGGCATAAAGACAAAGGGAGCTAAGAAGACCAAGAAGCTACGTAAGCCGGCTTTAAGAAAGAAAACCAGGTCTTCTAGATCAAAACCTTCTTCACCAAAGATGACAGATGTGGAGAAGGATATTCAAGAAACACTATTCTAATTTAGGAGGATTTGTTATGAGTTTAGGTACAGCTATGAGAGTCCACCAAGAACAGGAAGCTTCTCTGCATGGTGGAGTTGGTAAGGTTGTTTCTGATGCGGCTTATAGTATGAAAGTTACAGATACTATGATCTTTGCTGATGGAACAGACAACGTTGTTGTTCTTACATTACCGGCTAAAGATGAAGCAGCTGGTAAGTTTTATTTTATTACGGCTCTTAATGCTAGTAACGATGTGAGCGTTAATGAGAAAGAGAATGCAACGGAGATTTCTACTTATGGTGATTTAGACACGGCAGAAGATGCAATTCTTCTTTTCTCCACTGGTCGTGAGTGGGCTGTTGTGTGGAGTTCTATTACCTAATATTTGATCCCTAGTCCTCTATGGTTATTTAATTACCATAGCGGAGCATTACGAAATGGTAGGGATGGGAGGTTTTATGAGTTATAAAGGAATCTTTAGAAAGGCCGGTATAAATATTTCTGGCAAAACATTAAGTCTGCAAGATGGGTATAAGCTTAATCTAGGTGGTACTACATCTTCTACACCTATTTATATAGATAGTGTAGGAGATACTTCTTCGATTGCTATGGATATGATAGCAGCATATCTTGGTCATAGTATAAAAACCGGAGATTATCAAAGCACCGC